GAAGTTAGCTAGATTATTGGCTGACGCATCTGACCAGTTATTGCAAAAGAACCAAGCAGAAGCGCAACAAGAACAAGCGCAACAACAAGCGCAAGATCCTATGGTGCAAATGCAGCAGCAAGAAATGCAACTTAAACAAGGTGAGCTACAACGTAAAGCAGCTAAAGACGAGGCAGACAACCAAATTGCTCAAGCTGAACTACAGTTAGAGACAGCTAAACTTGTTGCTATGGGTGTTAAAGACGAAGCTGAAATAAATCTTAAACGTATTGTCGAAGGCGCTAAATTAGAATCAAACGATAAACAAGCGTTGCATAAACTTATTACTTCTGGCGTTAAAGACGAGGCTGAGTTAAATCTTAAACGCATGGTCGAAAGCGCTAAAATAGGAAACATGGCAGGTAACAGTAATGAGCCTACTGACCAATGACCGTTTTTGAAGTATTACGCAGAGAAATAAACGACAAACAAGATCTTTTACTTGATAAGTTAAGTAGTGGTACTATAAAAGACCATGCTGAATATAACTATGTATGTGGCAACATTAGCGCCCTGCGAGCTATATCAGCGTATATTACAGAACTAGAATCAAGATTTGAGGATGATTAATGAGTAATGTCGAACCTATAGATAAAGAAGCGTCTGCAACAGCAACCCAACTTCCTACGCCGCAAGGATACCGCGTTTTATGTGCAGTACCTGATATAGATGATACGTTTGACAACGGCATCATTAAAACAACTGAGACTATTAAAACAGAAGAAATACTAGCAACAGTATTATTTGTGGTTGAGTTAGGCCCAGATTGCTATAAAGACATTGATAAATTTCCTAGTGGCCCATATTGCAAGAAAGGAGATTTTGTATTAATTAGACCCCACACAGGGACTAAAATAAACATCCACGGTAAAGCATTTCGTCTTATTAACGACGATTCTGTAGAAGCTGTGGTTGATGACCCACGAGGGATACAAAGACAATAACTGTAATTAAGAGGATAATGTAATGCCACAAACAGCATTAGAAAACGAAGACGACATTGTTGAAGGTGTAGAAGAAGAAAAAGAATTTGATATTGTTGTAGAAGACGATACTCCTGAAGAAGACCGTGACCGAGAACCTATGCCAGAAGAAATTGTGGATAATCTCGAAAAAGACGAGCTTGAAGAATATTCTGTAGAAAAAGCCAAACAACTTAAAAAAGTGTGGCATGACGAGCGCAGAGCTAAAGAAGAAGCTCAACGCGAACGCGATGCGGCAACTACTTATGCTAAACAACAGCTAGAAGAAAATAAAAAACTAAGGGCTGACCTAAATAAAGGCGAAGTGTCTTTAATGGAAAACAGCAAGTCTTCTGCAGAGCATGAGTTACAGCTTGCTACAAAAATGTATAAAGAAGCGTTTGAAGCTGGCGAGTCTGAGCAAGTTGCCCAAGCGCAAGCTAAAATGGTATCCGCGCAATCTAGGTTACATGCAGCAGAAACTTATGAGCCTCAATATGTGCAGGCGGAAGAAACTGAAAAAGAACAAGAGTGGAGTGTCCAACCCCAACAACAACCACAACAAGAGCAACAAGTTGACTATAAAGCGTTAGCTTGGCAAGACAAAAATAAATCTTGGTGGGGCAATAATAGGAAGATGACGAGCTTTGCATTTGGTATGCACGAGGAGCTAGTATCGCAAGGTATTGATCCCAATGCAGATTCAGATGAATATTATAGTAGCATTGACAAAGAAATGCGGTTAAGATTTCCTGAAGAATTTGATGAAGGGTCAACAGAAGCAGATACGTCACCCCGTACTGCAGCAAAAGCAAAAACTGTTGTGTCTTCTGCAAAGCGTACTACAAAATCAAAGAGAGTAGTGCTAAATGATTCTGAAGTTAGACTGGCACATCGTCTAGGATTAACCCCCGAAGACTATGTTCGTGAAAAATTAAAATTAGAAGGATAGCGTAATGGAAGACACAAAACCAAAAGGTCGATTAAATCGAACTAAGCGGGATGTAGAAACCCGCGCTACGCAGGAGCGACCAAAACAATGGAACGCGCCTGAGATACTGCCTGAAATAAATAAAGAGGAAGGTTATTCCTATCGCTTTATTCGCACCAGCACTATGGGAGTGCCTGATGCTAAGAATGTATCCGCTAAATTTAGAGAAGGTTGGGAGCCTGTAAAAGCATCAGAACATCCAGAGGCTTTTGCAATGACCGATCAGAACAGTCAATTTGAGGATTCTATAGAAATAGGTGGGCTACTTCTCTGCAAAACTGACGAGGAGCTTACTAAACAGAGAGATGAATATTACTCCCAAAAAACTGGGCAAGTAATGGAATCTGTCGATAATAACTTTATGCGCGACCAAGATCCTAGAATGCCATTGTTTAATGATCGCAAATCAAAAACAACTTTTGGCAAAGGGTAGCGGCGCGTTAATTTTTCTGTTTATAAGCAAAGGAGCTTAAAATGGCATATCCAACCGTTGACGGGCCTTACGGCCTAGTCCCGATAGGATTAGTAGGCGAACGCGCTTTTAATGGGGGTTTTACCCAGAAAGGTATTGCGTCTGAATATGGAACTACCATATTTCAGGGTGATATCGTTAAAGGCGTTGGTGGCGGTACTGTAGAAAAAGATACAGGAACCACAGCTTGCACTCCTAACGGAATATTTATAGGGTGTTCTTTTACGGACGCTTCAATGGGGCCACGGTTTCAAAACTATTGGCCTGCAAGTCAAGTAGCAACGGATGCAGTAGCATTTATTGTTGATGACCCAAATGTATTGTTTAAGATTGCGATTACATCTTCTGGTGTAGTTATCAGTTCTTTGGCAATAACTGACATAGGCGCAAACTTGCAAATCACGCAAACTGCAGGAGACACTATTAATGGTGTATCTCGTGTATCTGCTGATGACACGTCTGCAACGACTAACACTTTTCCTGTACGAGTCATAAGTCTAGTTGAAGAAACTCGCAATGCTGCTGGTGGTTACACCGAAGCAATATGCAAGTGGAACGCTGGGCATCAATATGGCAATACTACAGGCGTTTAAGGAGTAATTTGAGATGACTATAAGCAGAGCGCAAATGCTCAAAGAGCTTTTACCCGGTCTTAATGCTCTTTTTGGGCTTGAGTACAACAGGTATGGCGAAGAGCATAAAGATATCTACGAGTCAGAAACTTCAGAACGAGCGTTTGAAGAAGAACAGAAATTATCTGGTTTTTCTGCAGCACCCGTTAAAGCTGAAGGTTCCGCGATTGAATATGACAATGCACAAGAGTCATATACTGCGCGGTATACACACGAAACTATTGCGATGGGATTTTCAATCACAGAGGAAGCTATAGAGGATAACCTTTATGACTCTCTTTCTGGTCGATATACCAAAGGTCTAGCTCGTGCGATGGCTTACACAAAGCAGGTTAAAGGGGCTAACGTCCTGAACCGAGCTTTCAACAGCAGTTACACATATGGTGATGGAAAAGTGCTTTGCGCTACAGATCATCCACTTGTATCTGGTGGAACTAACTCAAACCGTCCGTCTTCTGGCGCAGACTTGAATGAGACTTCTTTGGAAGCCGCTATCATTCAGCTTGCTAGTTGGACTGACGAGCGTGGACTTTTAATAGCCGCAAAAGCTAAGAAGCTAATTATCCCAGCAGACCTTATGTTTGTTGCGGAGCGACTAATGAAGACACCTAACAGAGTTGGGACTGCAGATAACGATATCAATGCCATTAAATCAATGGGTATAGTTCCGGGGGGATTTGCAGTTAATAATTTCCTCACAGATACTAACGCTTGGTTTTTGACCACTGATATTCCAAACGGACTGAAGCATTTTACTCGTGCAGCAATGTCTACTTCTATGGACGGTGATTTTGACACCGGAAATGCTAGATATAAAGCGCGTGAAAGATACTCGTTCGGTGTGTCTGATCCATTAGGAATCTTCGGGTCACCCGGATCTTCTTAATAATACTTTGCAGTATATGAGAGGGGGCCTTGTGCCTCCTTTCTTTTTTGTGTACTCTCAATACTATCTAGGATTTTTTAACTATAACGACTGCCCTAGCAGACACTTATTATGACGTTATAGTGAAACCTTTAATAAGGAGGTCAGCCAAATGGCTAATTCAACTTTTTCCGGCCCAGTTCGATCCGAAGATGGGTTTACTAAAATATCAAAAGCTGCCACTACAGGCGTTGTTACAGAAAGCTCTACTTACTCAGAAAATGCTGCTATTTCAGGAACACTTGCTGTAACAGGTGCAATTTCCGGTACGTCAACACTTACTGCTAGACGCTCTGTTAACACAGATTTCAACGCAGCAGGGGCAAAAACAGATACCTTGACGGCGGCTCAATCAGGAACTTTGTTTTTGATTAACGGTGCAGCAGCAAATATTGTTAATCTTCCAGCGTTGTCTACAGGCAATGTAGGTGTGACGTATGAGTTTCAACTTACTGTAGCTGTTGGTGGAAGTGTAACAACCACATTTGTACTGCCGGGTAGCGCAGTGTCTAATTTCCAAGGTATGCTGTCGCTTGTGGCGGGTACTGCGGCTAACGCTGTTAGCGATGTTGCTGGCGATACATTGACTTTGCCAAACTCAACAGTAGCTAATGCACGAATCTCGATGACATGCGTTGCTGATGACGGAACTAACTCCACTTGGATGGCAACAGCCCTATCCACTCCTATTGCTACAATAAGTTAATTTATAGGACGGGGGGTTAATCACCCCCAGTTGCAGGAGTAAGGTATGAAGAAGAAAGTAGATAAGTTTGACAAAGACATGACGCGGCTCTTTGATTTGACAGGCCCAAGTAGTTACGGGCCAAGAAAGAAAATGACTAAAGAAGAAGCAAGAGAAGCGGGTCTGACGGGTGGAAGAAACCCCAAAAAAGACTTAATGGAAGAAATAAATAAAGCAGGGGAGTATAACAAAGACATAACGCGGATCCTTGATTTGACAGGAATGAATAAAAGACAAATGTCTAAAGCCGAAGCAAGAAAATTGGGTTTGACAGGCCGGAAAAAAGCCAAAACTAAGAAAATGGCTGGTGGCGGTAAGGTCATGAAGTACAACATGGGTGGCAAAGTACCTACTTACGCAGGTATGCCTATGATGGCTGAAGGCGGCGTAGTACCCAAAAAGAAAAAGAAAAAAGTCAGCAAAGAGAAGTCTATTGATGGTATTGCTAGACAAGGCAAAACTAGAGGCCGAATGGTCTAAGAGGATTTAATTATGAGTGGATATTCAGATGTAATCCCAGTAACGATTACTGCCGATACAGTAGCACTAGATGCAGACGGTTTATCAGTA